CAATTGCTTCACGGATATATTCTTTCTCACCCTGAGCCCGTGCCATTGAATCAGACACCTCACGGATTACTTTCAACAACTTTTCACGGTCTGCTGGGTTTGAAATTTGATTAACACTCACTTGCTGTATTGCCATAATATACTCCTAAAAATTATTTCTTAACTGTTGCGGCATATGTTATACAAATTGGATTAGAATTTGTTTCATATGCACACTTCACCGATAATGGATCGACACCTTTAGCAATTGCTGCCTCAATGTTCTTCGCCATGTTGTTTCTATCATTAGTATTATACACGATTCCGCCAATTATTGCGGTACATAATACAATTACTGCCGATATTGCGATTGTGATTAAATCTCTATTCATATCAAATGATTCCTTTGTTTCGGTCAATTGTGTCAATTTTGCTTTTGTAGAAAATATGTCTCCCAATTTGTGTCTCCTTTTGTAATCTTGTCCAGTTAGGTTTTACATAATCAGCATGATAATAGGTCGCACCATTGGTCACATCATCCATTCTTTCAAAATTTAAAAATACATTTGTAGACAACTGTAAGATATCATTATATAATGAAGTCTGCTTAATTGTCAAGCGCTTAGAGGTAAATGTGCTATCACAATACCATGAGAATTGGCAGATATGCCCCTTCTTTTGTTGAACCACATCGCATATGTTATCGGCATAACCCGATTGCACACGATTCAAAGTGACAAAAGCAACTGCTTTCTTTCCATCTAGTGGTTCATGCCCCGCTTCAAAATAAATATTTTCAGCTAAACAAGTTACTTGTTTTTGTGCCTCAGAAGTCAAGTTATTAAATGTTGATTTAATAGGCAGAATATTATAAGTGTCTATGCTGATTAAAGACAAAAATAAAATCAATGACGAAAAAAATATGCTAAAAAGTATTAGTTTACTTCGCATTTTGCTCCTTGTGTGTGTTAAAAGTGGGACACAAAGTCCCACTTCCCTCAATTAAGAAGATTTCTTAATAGTAACTTTTGGGGTTTCTGGTGCAGGATTATTAGACACGAAACCATTTAAGGTTTGAGCCTTGCTTATAATATCTGCTTCTGAGGGGATTGACGGCAGTACAGGATGTTCAGGAGGATTTTCTCCCTTACTCTGTGCCGAAGCGCATTGCATATTCCAGTTTTGGGAAATGCGGTCACGTTGACCATTATATTCATCATATAGCATGTCTCTTGCCATTTTTAATAGTTCAAGACGGATTTCAAAAGGTGTCATGTTTGACATAGTTTTCTCCTGTGTGTGTTATACTACCTTGTGTGTGTTGTTGGTAGTATAGTTATTTATAACAAATTAATCCCAAAGGCCTTCATAGTACTTACCAAACAAACGATATCCATTAGTGATTCGTTTTTGTACTAATTCAATTCCATCATAGTCACATTTGTATGTATCGTTAGGGCCTCTTTCCATTTTATACATTTTAGGTTTACCGTTTTCATCCCATTCACATGCAACAGATTTAATGTCATGTTCACCTGAACGGAATTTATCCTGCCATGAATCATCGACCTTACATTCAAATGCAAAAATCATTTCATTCAAAACATAAGTCCATCTTTCGTGGAAATGTTCATCACTATCCCATTCATTCTCACAACGGTCACGAGCACCTGGTGCAGTACTTCTCAATGGTGAAGGAACATCTTCATCATCAACAGAAGGTGAACCGTGTTTTGATTTTTGTAATTGCTTCAACATTGGCAGAATGATATCTGCTAAAGTGTGGTCCATTGACCAAGTATCCCATCGGTCAATCTTTACATATTTAATTTCTGGATGAACAAAGTCTAAGAACTTTTGCCATGCAACACAAAATGGATTTAGAAATTCAACCCACTTGTCGTATTTGTGGCCAGGTATATCTTCATGGTTGTAGAATACACTATCATCTTTTTCCCAAAAGCAAACTACTTTGAGAATAGTGTAAGGTGATACCCAATGATGACGATAATTACTTCTATAAATTTTCACAATTACTCCAAATTAAAGTGAGGGTTTTTATTGAGAACCCACCAAACTCTGGTCTTTAAAATGCGTATTTCAAACCAACTGCGACTTGATTACCATCAAATGCGCTTACACGATTCTGACCTTCTTGACGGCGATAGTCAACTGTTGCTGCCAAGCTTTTGTAAACTGGAACAGAAGCACCAACACCAGCAGTAACGGCATAACCATTAGAACCAGTTTGATTGTTCAAATATGCAACACCCGCTTTAACTGCGAGTGTAACAGGACCAATTTTGGTAATATCATATGAACCTACTAATGAATAACGGTCTTGGTCGTTAGCACCTTGTGTGAAACGATTGTAACCACCTTCAACACCAACTGCACCGAACTTTTCACCTAATGTGAAACCATAACCTGTGCGGTCAGTACCTGAGTAATCACGGGTACCGTTTACACCAAATTCAACTGCTGATGCGGAAAATGCCAAAGTGGCCAATGTTGCAAATAAAATTTTCTTCAAAATAAACTCCTTAATTATATGAAATTGGTTAGTTATTCTGTTACGAGGAAACTAACCGAAACCCTAAGCAGTGTTTAGGCTGCTAATGCGAACTGTGAGTCGTTTGCGGTTACTTTTTTTGCTTGATTAACGGTCATCGCCTACCGTGCTGTCCACTCTGTTACTTGTTGCCCTGTCGAAACTATGCAGGCCCATCATAAAGAAGTTTTTTCGTACCCTTCGCATAAAGTTCTAAAATATTCAGCTTCGGATTCAGAATTTTTCAACTGAATTATTTCCGATTTAGCAGCCTCCAAAATACGAGTGGAATATACATATTCGGGAAGACCTGCATAATCTAGGATTAGCTGGTCAATATCTTTTAAAACTTTACTCATAAAACTTCCTTATGGTGGACCTGGGGGGATTTGCACCCCCGTCCAGAACACTTTTTACTTTACTTCATACAGCAATATCACTCCAGTATTTATCAATGAATTGATTTAATTCTGGCAAATATACTTTCTTGTCTTTCACAAATACCTGAGGCACTTGTTCTTCGGTCGCAATTGCAACCACAATCTTATTGATTGGTCGTTTTGTAATTTCTCCAAACATCTCAGCATATGCGGAACATTGCATAAAGTAATTACGAATGTTTTCTTCTTTCTTTTCCTTTGTGGAAGATTTGAAGTCAATTACAGACAACTCACCATCCCACTCAGCAATCAAGTCAACACGACCAGCCAATTTCAAACTATCACTATACAATGCCTGTTCAAGGCAATATACATTACCAACATGGTCATCTAATATTGGTCGTAATTGACCAAACATCATTTTATCCAAAGGCATCAATGATTGTTTTTTCATCTCGGTTAATTCACCAAGAATATACTTCTCACACAATGAATGTAATTGTGTTCCACGGCGTGAAGCACGACCAGCAATTTTATTTGCTTCTTCATTACCAACACGCTGACGCCATTCGTAAATAGCTTTCTTATTGTAAGAAGACAAAACAGTAGTAACAGAAGGATACTTTTGTCCTTCTGGTGTTACATATCGTCTGCCTTGGTCCGTTGTCTCTGCTTTTAAATCGAAATCTAATTCAGGTAACTTTATGAAATTAAACGTCATGCATTCCTAATTTTTTTGCGGTACTTATCAACAATGTCACGAGCTTTAATTTGTGCATTTGTTTTATTACCATATTCACGCCCAAGTCTACTATCAGGATGATTCTCACCAACCTTTGCTAGAACTTCTTTAAATCCTTCTGGTACTTTTTGATATGTGCTTGTACCACTAATCAAAGCGGGTGCGGAAACAACTGGTTGCACTTGAGGATTTTCTTTTAGAAATTCTTCACGCTCAGTAATTTTCATAACCACTTCAAATTCTTCGTTTGTCTCTGTATCAATAAAATTATACGTTGGCAATGTACCACTCCGGTGTTGTTCGTTTCTTCCAATTCGCCAAATGCGTCTTGTTGTTTATATAGTAGTTACGATATGACTTGATTGAATCGCCAGGGATTTTTACATCATCTGGCATTGCCGGAGTAGGCTGTGTAAAGTCACTATCAGCAATACTATGGGGAATGTTTTTAAGTAATACATAACAAAGTCCGTCTCTCTCTACTTTATGAATTTTGCCATAACGATGTGTATATTCTTCACACAATGCAATCAACATATTGGCAAGCCAAAGATAATTCTGCTTAGACTTTCTTGCCCAAACTGCCGAAGGATGATTGAGGTGAGTAGCACTATAGAGCAAAGATTCACGGTTGTCAGGAAGAACATATCTGCTTTGTTTGCGACCAGTTTTAGAGAGGCCAACAACGATAGTACCATCAAGAACACGATGAGCAGTAGAAAGTAATTGAGCATATTCTAAAATCATTTTGACCACGTGCTTATCATTGTGCATTTCAGCACACTTAGTCACATCATGGTCAAGGTAAAAAATATTCATGGTAATTCACGGTCGGTCATTTGCTTTTTCTTCTTCATGCCGCCTTTGTGTTTCTTTTCTTCTTTTTCAACATCATTCTTTACAACTTCCCACAAGTCATTAAAATCACTTCGCAAATTATGAGTAATGTCATTTAAAGAGGATTCAATAAACCACATTGCATTACGAATATCTTCTGAGCTGCTTTCTTCTGCACCAGATGCCATCATACTAAACAAAGACCGCATTGAGTTAAGGCGGATAAGTTGTGTCTCTAAATTATTCAATTCTGTCCAGTGTTTCATTACCAATCTCCGTTATCAATCCAAAATCTAACAGTTAAAAACAAAAACCCAACTGCATGGGTTCCTACTGACCAATCATCTTCTGTTGCCTCATTACGATACCATGGCAAAATTTTCCAATGCAATGGATTCAAGGTGAGTATAACAGAAATACCACTGTATTTGAGGTAATTATACATTTGTACTTTCAAATATTTTAGACCACTGCATCAATTTTTTTCGTTTATTACCTGATGCATTAAGCAAGTCGGTTTGTTCAACCATACCAGATTCAACAATCAATTCAATCATGCAATGCAAATCGCCAAGCTCTTCTGTTAACCTTTGCTTGTTTGAACGGTCATTATATATTTCATCCATACCAAATCGAAAAACTTTTGAAATGGCTTGCGTCACTTCAGCACATTCTTCTTGTGTGATTAGTAGAACTTCTTTTTGTGATTTATTCATAATAAAAGTGAGGGCACATAGTTGTTTAAGAATGAGCGGACTCTGCTATATGAGACTAACTGCACGATCCTTTTTAAGGTCCGAAAACCCGGCATCTGACTGATTGCTCCATAGAGTCTCGCAACTCCCCTCATTAGCAAATTAATTAAGCAGTAACTTCTGTTACTATCATTTCTTCAACAACAGGTTCAGAAATTTCTTTATTCACTTCTGTTGCACCTAAATCTTCCAACTTAGTTACGGTACCATTTTGTTTCAGGTACTCTCTAACTTTACCTGCGGCGAAAAGGTCCTTCGGATTCATTAATTGATATCCGACAACTTTACGACCAGCTTTGATTACTTTAATCGTGCCATTCATCTTAGTTTTAATCGCCCACATATAAGTGGACAATTTATACATTTGAATTTGGTCACCCAATAGGGCTTCAATTTCTTCACTAGTAACAACTTTACCAGAAATCATAACAGTAACCAATTTCTGTGTGTGATTTAACCGCACAGGTTTGATTTTTGTTGCTGATGTTTTAGGGGTAGTTACCGTCTTCACACTTTTGGACTTTGCCATTTTAATCTCCATTACAATTTAAGAACTTCAAGTTTAACACAAATAGGTGAGTTTGTCAAGAGGCCTCACCAATGTTTGCCTCATCTCCGTCATCAACGGACAATTCTTTTTCTGTGGTCAATGCCAAGAATTCATTCCAAGAACCTTCAAAAATCACTTCGTCTGGATTTTTTACAACCACTTTTTTTTCATAAACATGGTATTCATAATCTTGCAAAGCATCTTGGTTAAATTCAATTGGATGAATATAAAATCCACCAGGCGTTTTCTTAAACCACACAATCATTTGAGCAGCCAAATCACCCATACCATTTGCAAAACTAAACAAATCTGGTTTGCCAGAAATGCCATTACCAACGGTCAATTCATTTAGAAAGTTGGCCAATTCTTGGCCGTGACCTTCAAGATAACCATCAAACTGGCGGTACATACACATGATTGGAGTTTCACCATCATACACATAAGTTAAACTACGAGTTCCCATTATTGCAATTCCTCCGCTGTTGGGATATAAACATATTCATCAAATTCTTCATCATAGATCCACATATTAAGCAGCCTTCATTAAAAAAGTAGGATATTTCACAAAACCAGAGGTATCTTTTTTCGCTTTACCTTTGGCATACAAACCAACAACAACACCACGGCGGTCGAGGAATCGCAAATCGGATTCGTCACCATTAATCACTATGCGAGAAAAATAGGTTTTAGGCAATGGATCAGTTTTCTTTACACCGAACACAGTAGCAATATTGTAACCTTGCACAATTGCTTTTTGTACATCGGCATCATTACCGTCAGCGGCAGAAAATGTCAAATCATAATTATCAACCAAACCGACTTTGCGACCAAGAATTTTGGTGTAGTCATAGAATTGGAATTGAGAAAATGCCTCAAAAATATTAGTGTATGATTGTCCGTTACGGAGAACCTCATACTTTTCCCATGACAAATCGGAAGTACCGTTCAAACGAAAAACAGGAATCAAATCTTTTTTGATACATTGTTTAATAGCCAATTCAATATCTTTAACCAGCAAATTCATAAATGTAATGCGGTCTTCAAAAAATAATTTTGTTTTGCGAATTCGAGCTTGTTGAATAACATTGGTCGATTCACCTTTTTTGAACATACCGCCACGACCAGCAGTATTCAAGCAAGCGGATTTACATCCTGCGGTTGCCTTTGGACAAGTATTGTAACCAGACAAATCAGCAGGCGCAAGGTGTAAAATATAGGTCATGTAACCTTGTTTCATTCCCTTGAGGACTTTAGGATTCCCAACTGTCAGTAAATTCATAATCAACCTTTTTTCAAACTATGGATACAGTATAACACAACCAAGGCAAAAGTCAAGCAATTTTCGGCACTTGTTGCAAGAAAGCAACAGTAGTACTAAAGTACTCATCTACGCATGTTTGCCTGGTCACGTGCTTCCTCATCCGTAAAAATAGGGACGGCATTACTCTTATGCAAAGTACCGATGCCTTTCATGGCAGTACCTGTATAAACATTACCACGCACAGGTTTTGTACCTGAACCGCCTGGTGTCACTTTACTTGGATAGTAAGTAGTTTCACGGCCTGCGGGTGTAGTCAATTTTGGAATAGTGTTTGGATTAAACGTCACTTTGCCCATAGTATTACCATAAAAATTAGTTTTTTGATTGTTAAGATTATCAAGCCATTCCTGATATTCTGCAATTTGTTTTTTAGTCAAGTTTTTTTTCTTTGACTTTTGATATGTGTAGATTAGCATAATTCTAATACCTTGGCAGGATAACGAATTGAACCTTCATACTCCAATTGTGATTTTTCAAACTCGGTCATAAAATCATCAGCGACAACATCCCAGCCGAGGATTTGACGGCAGAAATATTCGTTATTTTCTTCAATGTCACCACGCACAGCCATAACGATAGCCGTTGCAGTTTCGGAATTAATACTGTTACCCATCGGCACAAAAAAGTCGGCGCCGCCCTTCATCTTCCAATATTGAGGGCATTCACCTACGCCATCCCAATCGTGGGCGCCGTAGTTTTCCTGGTCTTGTGTGTAAATGTGTAACTTCATAAAATCTCCATTAAGCAGTTTGTTTTGCGTCCATCATTTCAGACAAAATGAATTTAGCACGGTTCATATATTGGCGAGAATCATTGGTTGCACCCATTGCAAGCAATTCTTGGCTGTCAGACAAAATACCCATCACAACCATTTCCAAACCACTCATACGAGCAGTGAAAGAATTCATGTATTGCTCACGGATGTCAGCTTGCGACATGCCATAGCATTGTTTTTCAAAGTCGGTCATTTTAGGCATTTTAGTCTCCACAGATTTACCAGTATCTAACAACAATTCTTCAATCGACATTTTTTGTTCCTTTATCAACTCAACAAAGTCCATTATACACGAATTGGCAAGAATGTCAACAACTATTTGGCAGACTGTAGTTTTTCTGCAACAGCATCAATATGTTTACATTTACCACGGAAATTGAAACCAGTACAAGTACAAGTATAATTGTAATCAGAAAGTTCTACAAAATATTCTTTGTCTTTACTTTTGATTTTGAATACTCTAGTATTACTTTCTTTAGGGGCGGATTTGATAAATTTTTGGAGACCTGGATGCTTGGTCTTCACAAAGGTGCGGTACCTTTTATCAATTTTAATTTGTGTTTTTAGAGCTTGAATATCATCACCGCCAAATTTTGCATAGGCGATAATCTTGGTTCCATCAAGCAAGTAGGTATGATTGGCATTTGAGCCGTCAGACCAAATCGTGGTTTCTTTTAAAATTTCTAACATAACAGGCATCTTAACACAATAAAGAATGCCTGTCAAGCACGATGTTGTTTTATTACAACAACTATCCTTTTAGTAATTGTTGATGACCCATGCCGTCTTCACGTAGGTCTTCCTCAAATTCAATGAGCTTTAATTTATTCAATTCAATTTGTAACTCAGCACGCCTTTCAGTGGAATGCTCAATCTGCATTTCCAATTCTTGGATTTTTAGTTTCAACATTTGTTTGTAATTATTTGCCATATTTTTCTTTCTGCTCACTTCTTAATAGTCGCCATGTGGTTTTATCATGGTGTTTATTTTTGTTTTTTGGAATATCAAAAGCTTCTTCGTCTTTGAACCTCTTTTTCAAAGGTCGCTTTATCTTCTTACCAGCAATCATTTCTGAAAATTATCCTCCACTTCTTTCAAATATAATCGTCAGCAATCCCAAGGTCAATCAATTCATCTGCTGTCAACCAAACATCGGTTGCACTCAACAGTTTTGATTTGATTGTTCTTGTATCCAATCCTGTATTCTCTTTTAGAACATCAATCATTCTTGTGTTATTGAGCTCTACTTCTTTAAACCGTGATTTGATATCGTGGTGCTTACCTTCAATGCCGTCACTGTATTGATGGCACATGATACTGGTGTTTCTTCCAATGTATCTCTTACCTTTAGCACCAGAGGAGAAAATCAAAAATGCAGCCGAACAAATAGAACCAACACCTCTGGTTGCAATTGGACATTTTGATGCTCTCATTACATCAATGAGCCCTAGTGAATCATTTAATGAACCACCATTTGAATTGACATACAAAGTCAATGTGCGAGGATTAGGTCCGCAAATGATATTCTCATAAAGAATCCATTTGATTGTGTCTTCTATGTTTTCTTCGTCTATATCACCAGTTAGGAAGTGTACGTGATGATTGAGTAAACCAAGACCAATTTTTTCAATTGCACTAACATCAAAATCAATTTCTTTTTTATTCGTCATTTTTATTATACCATTCGTAAGCAGTTTTCAAGATGGACATTATATCATGCTTAGGTCGGTAGTTCAAGGCATTTTCGGCAAAAGTAATATCGGCAACTAAACTATCGGCATCGCCAGGTCTTCTCTCATTAAAGGTATAATTTATTTTTTTACCTGTAATCTTTTCCAAACCATCAATAATTTCTAAAATGGAATGACCCTTACCAGTGCCAAGATTTAATGTCATCCTTTTGCCACCATCGGCAAAAAATTCTTCAGCCGCTTTATGTGCATCAGCAACATCGGCAACGTGAACATAATCTCTGATACAAGTACCATCTGGTGTATCATAGTCATTACCATTTATCTGAAAGTTATTTAGATTTTCAATGATTCTCGGAATCAAGTGTGTTTCTGGTTCATGGTTTTCACCAAACTCTCCATCAACATCAGCACCTGCTAAATTGAAATATCTAAAAATTACACGATTCAAACCAGAAGCATGAATCAATTCTTCTGCAATGAGTTTACTATCACCATAAGGTGAATTATTTGCAAGTGTATCAATTTCTTTAATTGGTTTGTTAGAAGCTTGATACACAGCCGCAGTGGAAGAGTAAACAATGTTTTCGACACCATACAACCACATCATATTCAAAATGTTACTAGTACCACCAACATTCACAGAATAGAATTCAGTAGGTTCTTCAAATGAAACACCAGCCTCAATTCTTCCTGCTAGATGGAATACAGTATCGAATTTTATACGTAAAAACAAATCTTCCAATTCATTAATATTCCGAACGTCAGCATAATGCATGATATCAATGTATTGGTTGGTTGTGTGTTTGATATCAAGACCAACAACTTTCCAACCAGATTGTTTAAGTGATTTAGCAAGGTGTGAACCAAGATAACCGGATGCGCCGGTGATTAGTGCAGTCTTCATATTAACCTATTAATGAAATGCCTGGTCCAATTTTAACCAAAGATTGACCTGATTTCCAGGGTAATATTCCATTGTACTTTTCAAGGTTCTTTGCATTGCCTTCAGCAAAGAATCCTTCATTTACTGAATTCTCGTTTCCACCAACTCTGTAATTCAAAGTGTGTTTATTTGTAGATTCAAAATTAGGAAAGTATTTTTTCAGTGTGGTAAAAAACTGCCTGTCAGCACCCCATTGTCCATACCAAGCATGTCCAACCCGAACAGCAACATCACGGCGTATGGCAAAACATGATGTATCAATGTGGAATAAATCATCATTGAAGTATACAGGCCACTTTCCCAAGCTTTCACAATTGTCTTCACAGATAAATTGTCCATCTTTGTCAACTACCTTTCTTAGGGAATACACCCAATCATATCCTTCTTGTAATTTAGTCACCATCTTTTCAAGATGACATGGTTCTAAAAAATTATCTTCATCAAGGTAGCAGATAACATCAGCATTGACTAAGAATGAACAGGCTGCATAAACACGATGACCGTACCAGCCTTTACCTACATTCTCTTCCAATTCAATCATTCTAGTCTTGGAAGAACCTACAAGAATTTCTCTTGCTGCAGGTTCGTATTGACACCCATCAATAAAAATGTAATGTACAATATCATCATAGGTTTGTTTGTCAACCGATTCAATACATTTTGCTAAATGTTCGGATGCGATAGTGGGGGTAACAACAGCAACTCTCATGGTATATTAATGTCTGGATATGCTTCTTTGATAATCTTTGGTGTAAGATATTTCACACCAAGGTCTTTTTTGGTAATTGCTTTGACAAGTAATTCAGCTTCATCTTTATGTAAAGATTCAAGCGTGGTTGTCAATAAAGATTTTTTTCTTTTTTCATCAAGCACTACACCTTCAAGTTTTGGATGTTCCTTTATGAAACGATACAACTTAGGCACTTCAATATCCAAATACGTGTAATTCAATCCAGCAGGTTCAATTGCAGGTCGATATGCAGGAACTTCCACATCAAATACAAATTCAGGATTGTAAACAATCGCTAAGAATGTACGTAAACGTGGATGGTCGTTTTTGTGTAGAACGGCAATTTTATCAGCACGACTAGGTGCAGCATCAAACTCTGCCAAAATTTCGGAGTATAATTTAGCTTCCATATTTAAAATTCATCAATCACTTCAAGGAGGTTTTTGAGTCTATTCGCAATCATGTAATTCATAAACTCTTGTTTCGTTTTACCTTTTGCGTTCTCATATGTATCTAGTATAGCAGTTTTGAGGTTCTCAGGTATTTTTGTCAAGTCAATCAGCATCTCATTACGTTTGTAATTACGTAACATTTCATCGGTACAGAATTCTTCTGGTGTCTGATTCATCCAGTTAATAATCTTTGCTTCTGTAATTGGCTTCTGTCTTGTGCCTTCAACAAAGGTATCATCTTTACTTAGAATGTTTGGAATGCCGTCACTCTTATCACCACGAATAATCAACTGTTTCAATTGAGCTGCAGGCAGAGGTTCTTTAATCGCCTTTTTGAGAATAGGTGAATACTGTTCAACATTAGGAAACTTTTGCAATTGTGCAAAGTCTTTATCAGAGGAAAGAATCATCACCTTTTGTGTAGATGAATACTTCATTGCCAAAACAGCAATGATATCATCCGCTTCACATGTATCCACATCAATTACTTTATATGGAGAACTGTCTTTCAATTCTTGTTTGATTTTACCCAAACATTCAAAGATAGAACCCCAATCGTGACCAGAAGAATCACGAGCCTTCTTCCGACCTGCTTTGTAGTGTGGGAAAATTTCACGGCGCCAGTAGTGTCGATTATCGCAAGCAATAATGACCTCTGGTCCGTAAGTGTCTTTATACTTCTTCACATAGGTACGAATGGTATTCAGAATCATATGGCGAACCAATGTTTCATCAACCGATACCTTAGAAGAACCGATTTGTTCCATCAGATTAGAGATGGCAACTTGATTGTAGTCGAAAATTATCATAATAGAGTCATTATATAACAGTTATCACATCAAAAGAGGCAATAATGTTACTTGAAAGGCCAAATAGGTAATCCCGTATTTGGGTCGGTGGCAAACTTGCCTTCCCATGGTCTGAAATACAAGTCATAGAGTCCTTCAAGGACTTTCATAACATCATTTTCATCCATCGAATTATCTTCACTCAATCGGTCTTCAAGTGGTAATACATCCCATGAATTGTTTTCAACATCATACCATGCAAAGATACAGACTTCTTCCGCAGGTCGATGTTGAATCATTGAGCCGAATGTAAACGCATAACTGGTATGCTCAGGGAAAATAAAATCTTCAACCAATGCATCTTTATGGAGGAAGATGGCATACGATTCCATTTTCGTATTACCACCTTCTGTATACTTGTATTCACCATCAATTTCTTCTTCTAGGTCACCATAACCATCAAAGATAATTTTAACTTCTGGTAAATCAGAGATATCCCGACCGATTTCTAAATCATCGGGGTCTCTGTGACTGCCCTCGAGCATGTCAACAATAATTTTCTCATATCGGGCATAATCGTATTCCATTTAAATCTCCACAAATTTTAATTTGAAACTATCAGCTTTATCCTCATAGTTAATGTAACCACGTGGATTACAAACGATGCGGGTAGAACCAATCATGTAGTCAAAGTCTTCATGCGTATGACCATGAGTCCACAATTTGATTTGCGGATGGTCAATTATGAATTCATCCAGAGCAGAACTGTAACCACCATTCATAATCACTTCATCAGCATAACGTGGATGTGTTGATGCTTTACTTGGTGCATGATGACCAACAACCACAAACTTCTGGTCAAATTTACCTTCAATCATCAGGCGAATATATTCCAACATTTTCTTGTGGTCTTCCACAGCATCATCTGGTGTGAAACGAGCACCACGAACATGAGTACCCCAAGGGTCTTTCACCCAATTACCAGCTTCATTATAATGTCCGCCTTCAAAAATAACACCTTCTCTGTGACTATTCTCAACACAACGGAAGTCATTCATCATGCCTTTCATGTGTAGAAGTGTAATTGGATCCTCATTGTTCATGTCAGTCCACAATGTACCGCCAATGAATGATGCACCATTCAACTGAACCATTTCTTTATCTAGTATGTGTAAATTAACCAAATAACCAAGCCTACTGCGTAGAGTTGAAATAGTGTTCCTAAAATCACCGTGATAATGTTCATGGTTTCCAGCGACATAGATAACATGAGGGAATCTAAGACAGCATTCTTGAAAGAATTGATGTACTCTGCTATTGCGGTCAAATCTGTCGAAAATACCATGTTCATCCCTATTCATTACATCTTTAGCCACACAAATATCACCACCAAGAATTAGTACATCAGCACCTTCGGTATTTTCAAGGCTGATAGGACCAAATTCAAGGTGAATGTCTGAACAAACTGCAATTTTCATTTTACACTTTCATATTCTTCATTAACATCTTTAATGAACCTATTGATATAGGTCATTGATTCTTCCGCATCTTCAATTTCACAATTGTAACGCCGTTGAACATCTTCAGCAGTAACTTCTAACAATTCTGGATATGTCCAATCAATCGTTTTATCCATAGAGTACCATAAACTCAATATCTGGTCATCTTTAGACTTGCCACTATTGGCACCATTCCAAAAACTGTACCATACAGAAAAACTCCAACGACTATAACTCACTTCAAACTTCTTAACAGTATTGTATCAGCATTTAATCTTCCAGTCAAGGTAGATTCAACAGCCCGAATATTATCTATGTAGTTCCGTAACAACACTTTGCCAGCCTTCATCACTTCTGGTAATGATACATCAGGTTTGCGTAATTTTTTATGTACGGATTTACTCTCATTAAAATTAATCAATGACGTACCTTTTACAGACAAACCACCAGCATCTTCAGCGTGATAGCAACCAAGTTTTCGTGTTTTCACATTATATACCCAAAGTTGCATCGCACCAATAATTTCTGTTGTTGGAACTGATACCAATTTCAATTCATCAAATTTATCTAACACTTTTACTTTTACAACCAATTCTTCTGGTGACTTCACCTTGCGTTTTCTTGGTTTACGATTCTCTGCGGCTGAACCAATTACTTTCATACAATCTAAAATAACTTGGTCACACCATGCAATGACTTTTTTCAATTGTGGTTTAGTAAAGTTACCATAACCTTCTTTCAATTCTTTGTCATCGGTATTCAATACAGAATCAAATTCCATTCTGCGTTTTTTGAATACATCTACGACACGGCTTACATGGACACTTTTCATATTCATGGTGTGCATCACGCCGTACGGAGACGCATCAATTTTATAATCTGAGGTAATGTAGTCATCTAATTGACCTTCTAACTCACCAATACATTCCTGTGCTTTCTCTCTGATTCTATCCTGAATTGATACAACATTGGTAGGTTTAGATTCAACGACTTTGACTTTTTTGACTTTTAATTTTTCTTCAATCTCTTTAACTTCATTGTCAAACCAAATCTGGTCTTTTACACTCAATAATCCACCATTGTATACGATACGGCTCAGATAGCAAAAGGTAGAATTACAATCTTTTGCAATTACACCAATGTCTTTTTTCAGTTTCTTTTTGAAGTAGTCGGTAACATACTTTTCTGCATCCTTGGATGTTTTATTTTGTGTGTACCAATTCAAAGCTAAAATCAATTGAGTTTTAGTCAACTCAATACTAAACTTAGGCTCATGCCCCGAAAAAACTACGTTAGCGTCCAGTATTCTTGCCATTTTCAATCAATTCTCCAAAAGTTAGATTTCATCAGTATGTATTCCCCAATATTTACTAGTCTAACATAAATAGGTATAATAGTCAAGCTTTATTTTATACAGTGTTGTGCAAAAACAACATTCCTGCATGTTAATTGCGTATATTGAGGATGTCATTTTTATGACAGGCAATTAATATAAAGGAAAGTCATGTTTAAAGAATTACCTAAAGTGATTCTTCTTTTCATTATTATTTCATATTCATTTGATTTATCTAGGATAAACTCCTTTGATAAACGGCTTACGGCAATTGAAAAAGATATCGAAATTTTAAATGATAACCAGAAATAAAAACCCCAAATGGATCCACTAACACTCTTTGCATTAGCAAACGGTGCTGTTCAGGCCGTCAAAAAAGGATGTCAGTTATACAAAGACATAAAGGGTGCAGCGGGTGACGTTAAAGCAGTTATCAAAGACCTTGACGACCAATTCCATAAAAAGTATGAAGGCAAACCAGTACCAGCGACTGCTGTCAAACAACTGAATGAGGAAAAGGCTCGTGTAAAAGAACTTAACAAACGGAGTGAAGAATCCACTAACATCTATACAGAAATTGGTGATTATCTTGGTCAGTACTACGACAACTATTATAAGTGCGTAGCGGTCTTGGAAGAGGAAGAAAAGCGTAGCAAGACGGAAGTTTATACAGGCGGTGATAGTTTATCTAAACGTGCCTTGAAACGTGTTCTAATGAAAAAACAATTAGAACAAATGGGTACCGAGCTTCGTGAGTTAATGATATATCAGAGTCCACCAGAACTTGGTGCGCTATTTACTGATGTTGAACTAATGACAAAAGAACTTGGTGCTCAGCAAAAGGTTCTTATTGCCAAACAGATGCAACAAGAAGCAATCAAGGCAAAAAGAAAATCTGAACGAATTGAGAAGTATAAATTTGAATTCGGTTTACTTATAGCAGGATTAGTCCTGTGTATATTTTTAGGATTATTTTGGTATTGGTTGTATCTTGACAAGCAAGAGAGATGGAAAGATAGAACTTACCGAGAAGAACTAGTAAAGCAAAAAAGATATGAAGCAGAGAAGATTAAAAAGGCTATTCAATATTTGGATGAGCAAAATATGGAAAGCAATAAGGAGTTAATAACCCCAAAATGACAAAAGAAAAAAAATACACATTTTTGGAATGGGTATTTGAGGTTGTAGGACTAGGCAAATTCTTATTATATTTTTTTATATCAAGCTTAATTATTGCAATCATGGTATTGGCATTTGTTTGGTGGTATGTTAGACCAGACAAATAAATAACTTAAACTAGGGAGTAACTATGGCAGACGCACCAAAACCACTATCACGTTCTGAGAGAGAAGCGCTGATTAAAGATAAAGCAGGATGGGTAATTACTGTACTTGCGGCATTACTTGCAATCAATACACTAATGGGTGGAAGTAATTCAAGTAAAGTATTGAATAATACCATTGACGCAAACAACACATGGGCTTTTTATCAAGCAAAATCTATCAAAGGAACATTAGCGGAAATGGCGTATGATGATGCAGTTAGAGCACACGATAAAAAGAAACAAGATGCCCTTAGCGCAAAGATAGAAAAATATGAATCTGATCCTGCAACAGGTGAAGGTAAAAAAGAATTGATGGCAAAAGCACGTAAGTTAGAGAATGAAAGAACAATCGCTAAATCACGTTCACCATGGTACACTTATGCAGGTTCATTATTTCAAATTGCAATCGTATTATTGACCGCAGCTATTCTTGCAGTGAATAACAGATTGTACTGGGCAAGTATTGGTGTTGGTGGTGTTGCGGCATTCCTAATGTCACAAGCCGTATGGTTGTGGTTGCCGTTCACAATATAAATGGTGCCCACAGAGAGAATTGAACTCCCACTCAAGCGATTATGAGTCGCCTGCTTTACCATTAAGCTATATGGGCATATTTGGTGCGAGTAATCGGAGTCGAACCGATACGCATTGAGCGGCGGATTTTAAGTCCGCTGGGTCTACCAATTCCCCCATACTCGCAAAAATTTTGAATGCTTTATTAATTTGGTCCGGCCTACAGGAATCGAACCCATATTCACGGTGTAGAAGACCGCTGTATTATCCATTATACTAAGGCCGGAAATTTGGTGCCCTCTCTCAGATTCGAACTGAGACTTTACGGCTTCTAAAACCGCTCTCTCTACCAATTGGAGTAAGGGGGCATTATGGTGCTGCCTAGAGGAATTGAACCTCTTTCACTGGTTCTTCAGACCAGCGCTATGACCACATCAGCTAAAGCAGCATATTTGGTACCTTGTGACGGGATCGAACCGCCGACTTTCCACTTGTAAGGAGGACACTCTACCGCTGAGTTAACAAGGCATAAATTGGGGAGAAATACGGGAATCGAACCCGTGATAACGGAATCACAACCCGTGGTTTTACCACTAAACTAATTTCTCCATAAAACTGGAGCGGAATATCAGAATCGAACTGATAACGGAAGATTGGAAATCTACAGTTTTACCATTAAACTAATCCCGCAAATGTACCGATGCTTTTCCAAGCAGGAGCGATGTTCGGTACCACACAAAGGCAGATTTGAAAAGAGCCTGCACTCTTAATTGGTGCGGGGTAAGAGAATCGAACTCTTGACAAGACGTTGGCAACGTCCTATTTTACCATTAAACTAACCACGCTTTTCATCACTTAAAATTACTTTTGCACTACCAATTGTACCTGGCATATCCAAAACTAATTCATCAACAGATTTTTCTTCTTTTAAATCACGACTAAAAATTGCATCCCAGCGACTATCATATTCTTGCTGAGTTACACTAAATGGTCGTGGTTTACTTCCTTTTCCACCATCACTCATATAAACTCCTATACGAAACTTTTGAAGCGGTCAGCTGCATATGATGCCGCAAACGCTTTTGGTTTCACTAAAGGAATAACATTACATGTTCCGCGGATATAACCAATAGCTTGTTGTACAACACATGAACTACCGTACATTTCATCTGGATTAATATCCAAATGAACTTCTACATATCTATCCTCCAAAACTTCTGCAAGTTTCTGGAACATCTCTGATACTTTATAAACTTCGTTCATTAATCGTAATGCAGGTTTATCTTTTCTTTGGTCGTAATCTCGTTCTCTAGTTACTTCACCAAAAATTTTGCAACCGTGACATCCATCAACATGAACTACAATAGCAGTAATGTAATCAGCATACCATACCCCTGCTACATTAAATCTTTCCGAATCTACGCCAAGATATATCTTAGTTTCTGGTGACTGTGCATCAATGAATGCTTTAACTTCTTCTAAATCTAATTTTTTCATAATTCACCTATAATAAAACTTGGTATCCCGCCAGGGATTCGAACCCCGTCCAACGGTTTTGGAGACCGCTATGCTGCCGTTAAACACCAGCGAGATATAATTGGTCCTCTCGAAAGGAATCGAACCTTACGTCTATCGCTTATCAAGCGAGTGCTCTACCATTGAGCTACAAGAGGATATTGGAGGGCGATGAGAGAATCAAACTCCCACCCCAGCGTTCGTAGCGCTGTGTAATATTCATTTTACTAATCGCCCATAATTGGTGGTTCAGGTGAGAATCGAACTCACACAAGGCACCGTATGAAGATGCTGCACTGCCACTATGCTACTGAACCGAAATTGGTTGCAGAGGAGGGATTCGAACCCCCGATTCTTGGCTTATGAGACCAAGCGGATGACCACTTCCATACTCTGCTACATATTGGTCTCGGTGGAGGGAATCGAACCCCCGCCACATGGCCCCAAACCACGAATGATACCATTTCACCACACCGAGAAAACTAATTGGTGCCCCACGACAGAATCGAACTGCCATCAGAGGATTACAAAACCACTGTAATGCCATTATACTAGTAGGGCTAAAAACTTTGGTGGAGGATAGCGGAATCGAACCGCTAACTGT